ATCGAGAGAGTTTGTTATCTCAGTCTCAATGTCAGTCATCGTGTTGTTGTGCGTAGTCGAGCTAATTGTTGCGCCTGTTACAACTGGGTTACCACTGGCGAGGCTGTATGTACCGCTGCCGTTTCTTGCCATGTTATTTATTCCTCATTTTAAAACCATTCGCCATAACGTGCTTTAACAGCTAATTGGGTTAATACTGTCCCAGTTAATAAACCGAGTGAAAATTGAGTGCCATAATGGTTTGCACCCATAGCTAATAAAGCCATAATTATCACTACTGAAAATAACCAGATTATCATTGCAATATTTCTCATTGTGCTGTTAATGCTCCTATTTCTGCGGTTGCTCCGGGTAGATAAGGTGATGCCGCACGACTTTGTGTCGGGATACCTTTTCTTAAAACATCAGCTAATATCTTTTGTTGTGTAACAGGATCTTTTGTGAATAGCATTTTACCTAATTCATCGGCAACTTCTTCTGGCAGACCGAGTTGATTTTGTAATTTTCTTACCCCTGCCCTTGCGGTTGCATACTGCGGGCTTAATATAACGCCAGATAAATATTCAGGATCAATGGCCATATCGGTTTGCTCTGCTAGTCTGCGAGCAGTTGCTGAATTACCAGTTAATGCGCCGCGTGTTTTATAAAATTGTGATTCAGTTTCCATCTGTCTTGCAAACTTGGCGTAGGTTTTACTGTCAGGAAAAATTGCGCGGATTTTATTTCGTATTGTTTCGTTGCCAAATATGCGTTTGTAAGCATCTGCCGAATCAGACGCGGATTCTATTTTATCCCGAATTGCTCGCATTGACCCACCTTTAAAAAACTCTTTTTCAGAGTCGGCTAATTTAGCAATCATGTTTTGAGTAACTTCTGCGTCTTCCTTTAAAAAGTTACGGCCATCCAATAAGGCTTGTTTGTTTTTAGCGTCGCCAGCATAAACTTGTCGCGCTCTTTTGTAGGCTCCGCCTTCTGCCTTTACACTGTTTGGTCCAGCGCTAGCGGTGACATCTAAACTATCCATTTCTTTTAATAGTTTATTTTTAAGATCAATCAGATCGGCATATTCTCCCCGTCTCGCTTTCCCAGTCGCTAATTGGCGTTTCGTAGAATTAATCATGTCGTCCATTTCCTGCTTGATAAAATCCATTGTTCTTAGCTTCATGCCTTTTGATACGCCATCTGGCATGACATCCATTTGATCAATACTTGCTAAAAAACGAGCCTGATCTGATAAATCAGTATCTGCTTTACCCATCAAAGCCATTTTATTTTCCATTCTTATTCTCGCGCCCGCTAATGCTTTTTTGCCAGCGGGTGTTTTCAATATTCTATCAATGGCTTTAGATGACATGTCTTGATTTGCTCCAAAAGCCTCTTTATATAACGGAGCTGATTTAGTATTTAACGACTCACCAATATCATTCAATGCCTTGTAAAAATTCTTTTCGTCACCTATGGTATCAATTAAAGAATCCATGACTCGGCCATGTTGTCCGGCTTGTCGTTTCATTACTGCGGCTAATGCTTTATTGCGAGTAACGCCTGGACGCTGGACAACAGCATCAGCAAGACCTAATACATTCTCACCAGCAGCATCAGGAATCATAGCCTCTGGCCCCATCTTACGTAGTTTTGAAGTTACTTTACCCGGCGTTAATGCATCACGGCGTAATGCTTCAGAAAGTTTAGTGGTCGCTCTTTTAGCGGGTGAACTGAAAGCCGCTTTAGCCCAATTAATCGGATTTTTGGTTAATCCTGCCCCCCAGCCTACTACGGGTAACACTGCCCCTAATGCAGCGCCTGTGGCTGCCCCTTTACCAGCGCCTTCTAGCCGATCCCCTTCTTCTGCGTATCCAGCCCCCGCCAAGCCACCACCACCAGCACCATATAAGCCATATCTTAGCAGTGAGGGTAATGTTGAAATAGCTTTCCCTGCTTTAGTCGCTGCACCCAAAGCTCCTAACGGGATTGCAGTTGTCATCCCGCCGGCTATTTCTGCAGCAAGTGAAGTTAAGGGAGATTGTTCACTCTGCGCCTCAAGCTCCTGTATCGCAGCTTCTTTACCAGACTGATAATCCCCGCCAGTTAATGCACTTGCTGCGCCTCGTAGTTCATCATAAAAGCCAAAGGTTGCGCCTTGTGCAAATTTACCTAATGCGCCCATACCTGTGTCTTGAGTAACAGTTTCGGGCGCTCTGGGGGCTGTCGGCTGAGACATAAAATAATTTCCTGCATCATCTTTTGTAAGAGTGCCTTTTTCTACAGGCATAAGATCACCGTTCATTAATTAACAACCTTCAAATTACCTACAGGCTTAATGCCTTGCAGATTTTTTAACTTATTTTCCTCAACTCCAATTTGCTTGATTTTATTGTCTATAAATGACCGTAATACAGCGTCTTTTTCTTCAGGAGAAGCATTCGGAGCGCCTAGAGTTGCTTTTAGCGATTCGCCTTCCACTGCCGTGAACGCTGCGCCGAAAGTTGATCTTAATAATGGCAAGACTTCGCTATCAACCTTTGAAATATATTCAGCACGAGCAACTGCTCCCTCTCCGACTGACATACCTAATTCACGTTTACCAGTATTAAGCGCCCGCCCTGCAATGGTATAGGTTGCTGTTTTGCCTAATTCAGACAGTTCTCCAACAACCTCATTGAGGCGTGGTAAACGTGCTTTCATTTCTGCTAGACTCGCTGTGGTTTCAGTTTCAGATTTTGCGGTATCAGTCGCTATTTGTTTTTCTGCTGCGGCATCAGCTAACGGGGTTGCTTGATCAATAATCGCTTGCGTTTGAACCTCAGTCACACTTTGTTCCTTTTCTGCTGCTGCTGCTGCGTTTGGAGTAGACTGATCTGAAATTAAAGCTGTTTCTACATCGCCCTTCCCTTGTGCTTTTGCTGCCGAAATAGCACCTTGCAGAGATGGGTCGTACTGAGGTCTTTGAAGCGTAATACCAGCCGGTGTTTGGGCTATTGATAATGCACCGCCTTGGTTACTTGTTTGCATCGTGACCCACTTGCCATCAGCGTCTTGTCCCCATACTGGCGAATTACTGAGTTTAGCGTTTCCAGCGGCTGAAATTAGGCTTTTTTGCTTCGCTAATTCTTGCGCCATAACACTGCTGGTATAAGCATCTGAAACATCTGGGTGTTCAAATTGTGGTGATTCGACCTGATTTTCTGGTAATACTGGCCCTTGTGTTATATTAGCATCGTATTCAGCCTTAAAACCATCGCGAGCACTAACCCCGCGTAAATGGTCAACTAACTTACCCATATCAGCTTTTCTTAAGTCAGTATTCGCCGTTTGTAATTCTTCTAGTTCTCGACCTTCTGATTTAGCGGTGTACGCATTCAACCCTTGCGCTAATGCACCAAATGGGTTTCTAGCGTATCCGCCTTGTGGGCCGCCCTGACGTAAATTAGCAAGGAGTGCCTGTCGTCTAGCAATGTCTGCTGCTGATGTGTAGGCCATGATTAACCCCACTTCCCAACGGCAGCGCCGCCAAGTTGACCCACGCCTGACCAGAAATCGCCATACTGTTGATTTTGGTTCTGGAAATTCTGTTGTGCGTTATTTCCAGCGGCTAAAGTAGCATCAAATAAGGGTGCTGATTGTACATTGGTTGGTTGATAACCTTGATATTGATAAGGCGTGACTTGGTTACCTGACCTGAGCGCATTAACTTCGTTTAGAGGGACGTTTCGATTAAATGACTGCTCTTGCATATAACGTCCTCTGTCGGCTGTTTCAGCGCCTATTTGGGCTGCATCATTAGCCCGTTTCTCATTCTCACTTTGAACAATTGCAGCGAGGTTAAAATCATTCTCGGTCTGGTCAAAGTCTCTAGCTTGGGTGTTCCACGCATCACCGCCCCTTCCGTGACCTTGGATTAGTAAATCATCCATACCTTGTTGACGGCGTTCATCCATCTGTGGTTGATACCTATCTCTGAGAGCTTGGGCAACTTGGTTAGAATTGTTTAAATCACCGTATTTTGTAACCTCTGGTGCACCTGCAACCGTATCACCCCAGTCTGTCCCCATCACGCCTGAAACGCGGCTAAGGGCATCCTGTGAGGTATTTAATAGGTCGCCTTTTATTTGTGTGTTTTGGTCGTATAAACCTTGTTCTGCGGGCGATAAATACTCGTTTATAGTAGGTTGGTTATCATCGCCCCATGTCACTGATTTAGAGCCGTAAGGCGTGTTTACATTCGGATTATTTAATCGACCTTGTAATTGGGCTGTTTCTATATTATTAACTCCCTGTGCTAATGCAGCGCCGGTATAATCAGGAGCGGCAGGCGGATCGGGCTTACTAAAATATAGCGCCATCGGCCAGACAAAAAGTGATATTAGTTTTTTAACCATTTGCATTTCTCTTTTAACATTCCATATATAATCATGTCATCGTTGGCTAATGCGTGTCGCATGTTACCCTCGTATTCAAAGCCAAGATGCTCGTCAAAGCGTCTAGCGTCTTTATTCTTTTTTGGGACTAATCCTGTTATTCGTCGTACTTTTAATTCATTAAATGGGTAATCAAACATGGCAAAAAGAAAATCTCTCGTTAGCCACCGTTTACCGGGTTTACCCGCAATGTGCGCCATGATATTAGAGCCGGTATGATGGTTATAAATAACACCGGCAATAATCTCTTTATCTTTGACCAGACCGATAGCGCTGAAATTTTCAAACGGGAAATGCCGATCTTGTCCAATAGCGTCTGTTACAAATTTTGCAATATCTTCTTTAGGCTGGGTGATGATCACCCGACAACACCACCGTTCTGATAAACATAATCAGTCGATTTTAGTCGTATTTCTATGTTCTTAGAGGATGTTTTCATTCTAAGCGCAGCACTCGTGCCAACGCCGAAACAAGACTGCCATTCATCGTTTAGTTCAAGCAACCCGCCCCATAGACTTGTATCCCATACTGCCGTATCCCATACCCCGTATGTTGCGCCAGTAAATGTAAGTTGGGAAGTAGGGGATTCTGGTCTAAAATCAACATTAATATCAGCCAGCACAGTCGGCGAGCCGTCTGTAAAAATATAAGGTTTAATTAATTCAAAGTATTTTAATCGACCGCTTGAACCAAAATAACTAAAGGCTTGTTGTAAATCAGTATTAATATTATTACCGTTATCAGCATTACTACCCCACAACTTACCCACGGTGGTATTTGAGCCAAAATAAGGCTGACCGTTGAAGATAGTCCAGCAATTAGCTGATATGTTATCAAATCTAGCCCATGCGCCAGTGATGACGTTCATTACATATTGTTCTTGATTTGATCCTTCTTGAACCGGCACATTCAATATAATCATGTTGGCCTCTGGATAAAATTCTATCTGCCAGCCAAACTTCGTATTGTGGTCTCTAGCTGAGTTAGCCATTAATTCTTTAATAGGATGGGTAATTGCTTTGCTTTTATCGGTCGCTGCTGATATTAATGCTTGCGACAAAGGAAATACCCCTTCTCTTAAAATAATAAGCGCATCACCTCTAAATTTTAATAATGGTCTTGTGCCAATCGGTTCACCGACATACCAAACACCAACGAGTCGCCATGTTGATAACGAGGATGGGTCTGTTCCGGCGTAACTGACAATCTCCCCCTCTGAGGTAATTGCGTACCAGTAATCATCAGGGCCATCACCGCCATCCATTGTATAAGAACCACCGGCTATTAAATGACCACCACGTTTAAACAGTCCTGATAGCTTTAATTCTTTCGCCGCACCACCTACCGCATCAACAGGCAAGTACCATGCCGATAATGAATTAGTCTCGATTGTCCAAATTCTGCGCTGATGTACCCACGGGGCTTTTAATGTCGAGGTAGTGACGCCTGTGATAGCAGGAGATGACGCGCCGGTTATAGTTGTCCATGTTGAGTTATCCCAATAACGCGGTGAATCAACGCCATTAAAACAGCATAGATAACTTGTGCCAGATGTATTGGTAAAATTAATCGACTGCCATCGGGCGTTGGTTAATGTAGTGACAACCGCCGCACCTACTGCGCCGGCTGAGGTGACATTGAAAAAGTCAGTGCCTTCGGCTGCAAACAAGGTTTCTGTACCATCAGGTTTAACGTAAGGCATTAAAGATTCGACCTGTGCGGTTAATCCAGTAACGTGGTTATCCCAGCCTTTTCTAACTTGCACGTCATTAGTGGTCGGCCACCAGTTTTTAAAGATAACCGCATACTCTTCATTCATACTTGCAACGGAATCCAAAGCGTTTAAGCCTTTAACCGGTGCTGGTATTGAGCGTGTACTTGATACTTGTCGGCGACCTTGCTCTGCTTGCTTTAAAAGAACGGGTTTCCTCATTAGATATTCCAAGATCCCTGCGGAACAAATACACCAGGTATCCTATCTTCTCGGCCTGAATCAAGTTTAAGCTGACGTTTACCGCCATCACGCGCCATAGCATCAGCCACTCGACTTTCATAGATATTAAAATCTTCAGCGTAGTCTAAGCCCTTACGTTTAAACCATCGCCAAATTATACCCAATGTCGTTAATTCTTCGTCAAGTAACCCTACATCAGTATCGGCTGTCCATACCGACTGATCTGTTCCGGCAGATGACTCACACCAATTCTTGCTTTTATATTCAAAAGCAATCGTATCAGTTGCATTAACGCCAACCGGAGAAAAGTAAATATTACCTTGTTGGATACGAAATTGCGGATAAGGCCCCGTTACTGGAAACGCTTGAAGTGCTTGCCACGATCGCTCGTCAAGCGGCCCCAATATAGGTAACTGCGTGTTTCTATTCCACATCGAATCATTCATAATATAACTAAAATCAGACCCAGCAAGTGTACTGATAGCGCCTTGCAACGCCGCAGCAACTTGTGTAAACGTGGCTTCTTTTTGTGTCGCAGTCCAGTCATATCGTGAACTAAGCTGTTTACCTTCGCGCTGTGCCATCTGGAGTAATTGAATTACTTTCTTATCAGTATTCCCAATTACCGCAGTTGGTTTAGTCAGACCTATATCGTCAGAAACATCTTGAATGATCGACAGGAGCGTCATGCAGCGTCTTCTTTTATAACAGGAGATGCAGCAAGTTTAGCTTCTAGTTCAGCTATTCTTTTCATCATTTCCTCCTTTGCAATTTGTTGGGTTTCAAGTTCACTCTCCAATGAGGTTAATTTTTCTGACGCTGCGCCGTGATTTTTAGCAGAGGCTAAATAAGCAGCTGCTTTTTTCTTTAACATACGAGCGCCCATACCAATTAAGCCTAAACCTTCGTCGTTGGCTTTAGCTAAATCTTCAATGGTTCTGAAATTAGCATCTAGTATCATCTTAACCTCGGATGGGGTGACCTGTGGCCATTGTTCAATCGGTGTGCCAATAATCGGCGCAGCACGTTTGCCTTTCCATGCTTCGTAGGATTTCTCACAAAAATCTAAATACTTTTCGGAGATCATATTGTGATGACGGCGTTCTTTTAGATGACTTAACCACTCGCCACATTCTTTAATGACTTGAGTTTTATTATCACCCATGGGGGTTATGATCACATTCTCAACGTCTTTGTATATTTTGCGACCTGATTTAATGCTCTCTTCGCGTAATTCTTGTACGCCGACTTCAAAATTTAAATAAGGAGGTGAATCCTCCATGAGTGATACTGGCATATTTGACATGTTAATGTCTCCTGATTAGGACTGAATTTCAGTCGTTATGATAAAGGTTGACGCAATTTTACTATTGTCATACTCAAATAAAATCTTATATCCAAGGCTGGTAAATAACTCACTCCACCATTTTATTGGCTTAACGGTTAAATGTAGCGGACTACCAATCATCACGCCGAGATGGTCGTCTATATTGCTTATTTGAAAAAAAACAGTGGTACTGGCAGTCATAATGTTTTTAATGACTGTTTCAACGTCATCCGGTGGTATGTGCTCCATGACATCGGTGCAATAACCATACTCAGACTTATGCGGGATCGGGTACGTTAAATCCCATTTTAAAAAAAATATGTCTGCTGCTTCGGCATCACGACAATTATCAGCAAAGTCAACTAATAAAACATCGTGGCCTTTTTCGACCATTTTGACCCCTGCGCGACCTGTGCCGCATCCGTAGTCAATAATTAAACTATCTGGTTTAACTTCATTTAAAAAGAAATCGACTTGTGCCTCACCCGGTGAAGATTGTCGATAACCATCGTATTGCCACATTAATTGATATTTTTCCTGCTCTGATAAATTCTTGACGGGCGTGTTGTACATTGATTGTAATAAACCCTCGCCGTAGACAGAAAATTTAACCCCGAGCTGTTTTAAAACCTGACTTGTTAGCTGGAAATCCTCTGCTTGCGCTTTCATAGCTACGCTTGATGTAAATGTTTTGTCGCCCCATGTCACTGAGGTTTTAGGGATAAACCGATTCATTGGTTGGTTATAAGCGTGTGACTTGCCATCTTTATGACAAGAATCAAATCCAAATATATGAAGCTCTCGAAAGCCTAAAGCATAGACCACGGACATTGCACTATTACCGCATGCTGTGCCGCCAATCATTAAAGCGTAACCGCCCCGCTCGATTCTTTCTTTTGGGAAGTATTTTTCAATATCGCCGGTGTTACAATGCCATACAATAGGATTATCGACTGACTCCATTGTGGCTGGATTAACTTGTGAGCCAAATATATGTTTGTTCGCGTTGGGCTCTACTAATATCTTCGTTTCTTCTTTAGCGTCTAAGATACATTGATAATCGACATCAATAAAATTATCAATACACCATTTAGCTGCGCCATTCATGGCAAATAATGTGCCGCCATTACTTCTTAGTTTGCGGATATTGGATATTTCATCCTCAATCGAACTACCACCACCGACAAGAATAGCCACTCCTTTATGCTTTGGTTCGGCAGAAATCCATTCTAAATCCCGTGCTGAATTAACTGTTATATTGCGTATTATTTCATCATCAGGTGTGTTAGCTAATACTACAATTGGCATAAATAATGGCTTAGATGCCATTGTATTTTGGTATTCCATTTGTATCGTTTGTGCTATTGGTGCAGTCATGCAGCCTCCAGTTAAAAAATCCCCCGAAAAGTCGGGGGATCATACTACTTACTTGCTAACCTACGCCGGGACCGCTTGGGCGTTGAATTAAGCACGGTACAGTTATCACCAGTGTTGAGGCTGATGCTGTAATTGAAGTGTTTAATCCTCTAACCCGATTAGTCGTTGCTGCTGCTATTGCTAAACCACTAGCGATAGCAAGATCAACTCCAGGTGCGAGCGAAAGCGTATTAGCCTTACCGACAACCGCGATACCACTGATTTGATACCAACCATACTCATTAGCCACAGTAGCTGCCATAGCGACCGCAAGCGGTTCACCAGAATCTACTGCTGTAGTTGAGAGTGCGGTTAGACCAAGAGTCGTATCAGCATCATGCCAAGTGACCACTGTACCGACTATTGTCGCTACAACGCCAACAAGATAGATAAATTCACCTTCCCCATAAGTGGGGTCTTCTGCGGTGACTACTGTACCTATTTTATGATTCTGAACGGTTGAGTTGTTAGCGATAGGTTGAGCGCCAACATGATTACTAGATGTGATTACATAACTCATGATAGTTCCTCCTATGCTTTGCCAATGCCCTGAAGTGAGCGGTTGCTAGTGCAAAGATTGCCCATCCAGATTATTGGAATAACTACTGCGTCTTGGTTGATAGCTCTCATTTCTGGAACTTCAGTCATCTGTGCATCACGATGACACACCAATTCTAGGTAGTCGGTGTTAAGAAAATACATGCTTGAAGCAGGTACGCCGGAACCGCCGTCAAAAATAACATCAGCGGTCTTGTACTTCATACTAACAAAGCCAGCTTGGGCTTTACTATCAGAAGCATATCGTTTTAAACTTACTTGTGAACCTTCAAAGAACGTGAAGTAATTATTAGACATCACGATCAAGTCAGGGTTATCACTGCCACGCGTTAATTCTAGCCATAACTGAAGCATAAACGGGTTTTCAAACGTTGTGCTTGATACAGTAATTGCAGAACCACTTAAAGGTGCTGCTGCTGACTGTACAGTTGATTTCCAAAATGGATACGTGGTTGAGTTAATACCACCAACCGTACCAGTCCCCGCATTAGATACGAGTGCTTGTAGGCCATTAATCTGATTGCTTGATGTGCCGTCAGAGTAAATGTCAGATGATATGTTATTTCTAAATGTACGCATCGCATTAGTAAGCCGAGACTTAGCTAAATTGATGATACGTGAGTCACCAGAGTTAATTCTTAATTCACGACCAGAAGCTGTGACATGTACTGCCGCTTGCTTCCAGTTGTACTCTGCTGCTGATAAAACGTCAGATGCTGACACGTTCAAACTGTCATAGCCTGAATAGCGTTGATACGTGCTATTTTCAGCGTAATCTAATTCCGCAACGATTGTCAGTCCACCATCTTCAATGCGTTTTCGACCTTTTTCGTCTAATCTGGACAAAAGTGCATTATTGTTGGTTACGTTATCAGCAAACTCCTTTTTGTGCTTACGGAAAGTGGTCGAAACCAATTCCGTAAAAGTACTATTAGGACTTGCCATTTTTTACTTCTCCTTCGTCTCACGACGATAGATTAATTACTGCTGCGCTCGTTAATCTCGCGCAACGTGTCTCTGAGCGTGTCATTTACATTGCCCGTTGGTTTGGCTGGCTTTTCATCATAAGAGCCTTTAGTTTGCAGATTAATTTTATCTGCGTTCTTGGCTTTATTTGTTTTTGCCTTTACCGTTTGCTGACGTACTGCTTCAGAATTATTTGTCTGTTCTGACAATAACTGCTGACGTATTTCAGGGGTTTGCCATATCGCGTTTTCATACGCGACATCCAGGGTTATGCTCTGTCCTGCTCTTTCTTTACTTTCGATGAGGTCTGCCATTTGCTCTCGCACAATATCAAAATGTGGGTATTTTGCTTTGTTGGTAGTCTCGTCTTTTGCGTTGCGAAACGCATTTATATCAGTTTGTGCCTGTGCGCTTTCAAACTGCTGTGCTTGTGCGTCACGTTGGCTTAGTTGCTGTTGCATCTGCGCTATCTGATTTTGAAGTGGTTGCAAATTGCTTTGCATTTCCGCTTGTTTAGGATCGATACCGTTTTGAAATACACTCATATCTGCGCCGTGCTGTTGCGCGACTTGCATCAATAAGTGTGATTTTTGTTGTGGGTCTGCTGTTTTCAACCTGTAAAAAGTATCTAACATAGATCCAATAGTTTGCTGTGGTGTTGAACCGGCAGCGGTTATCATTGGCATATACGGTTGCAGGGTTTGTTGTACCGATGCGCCGTAGTCTGCTTGTTGTTTATAATGTTGTATGCCGCGACCTATATCTTCTTCGCGTTTTAATATTTCATCTCGTACCGTTGGGTCTATTTTATCCCATTTTAGCTTTGCATCAGTACGCCATGTTGTTGGTGGTCGTTCAAGTCGAGGATCAAGTTCTATTTCTTCTTCTTCGGGTTCATCAAGTTTTTCAGGGACATCTTTGGTTTTGGGGTCTTCGTCGGTGTCTTTGTTGATTTCAATGTCTTCGACACCATCGGCATCACTTGACTTAAATCGACCTTTTTCATCTCGGCTTCGTGGGCTTCCCGCCTCGAAGCCCTCTCCTCCCTCTCCTTCTGATTCTGACTCATGTTCATTTTCGTTGTCCTCATCGGTTTCTTTCATTTCGGCTAATGTTTCAGCCATTGATTCATCTAAATTTAATTCTTCTGCTAAATTGTCGTCAGACATTTTAAAATACTCCTGCTTTGCACTTACCATAGGTGTTGTGCGTGGGATGGTGCTACGTCATCTCGACGTTGCGTTAAAATTTATATCCTGAATAATTGCTTACCATTAGCACTTGAATTTCTAGTGAACGCATTTTGTCCTTGTTCTGCGAGTTGTGG